CTTTTTGCGCCCGGATGTCTGGCCTAAAGAAAAAACTGACCAGCGCCAAGACAGCAAACGATCCCAACAGCCGCATCAACAAAAGCCTGAGGGCGTGGAACTGTTGACATGGACCTAACTCTATGGAACGCTGCTCTGTCCCTAATCTCGGCCCTGATTCTGTTCTGGGTCAAGACATCAACGGACGAGGTGAAGCGTATTCAAATTCTTCTCAACCGCACCAGGGAAGAGATTGCGAAGGAGTATGTCACCAAGTCAGAGGTGCATACGGACATCAATCGCGTCTTGGACCGGATAGACCGGCTTGAGAAGAAGATTGATGACTTCATGAAGGAGCATCGAAGTGCCCTCAGCTAGTCCCGCACAAAAGCGTTTGATGGATGCAGCGGCTCATAATCCTGCATTTGCCAAGAAGGTTGGCATTCCTGTCAAGGTTGCCAAAGAGTTTAGTCAGGCCGACAAAGGTCGTAAATTTTCCAAAGGTGGTGATATGAAAGAATCCAAAGCAATGGTCAAAAAAGAAGTTGGCTTTATGAAAAAAGCTGGCGCTCCCAAGTCCATGATCAAACATGAGAAGTCAGAAATGATGGGCATGAAAAGTGGTGGCAAGGCTAAAGGCTATGCCTCTGGCGGTCTGGCTGCTGGTCACAAGGCTGCTGATGGAATTGCCAAAAAAGGCAAGACCAAAGGTATGCAGGTCAAAATGATGGGTGGAGGTAAATGCTAATGGACACCGCAGTTATGGAAAAGGCAATGAAGGCTTACAAGCCTCGCCGCCCCAAAACCACTATTGATGACGCTATTTCCTCTGAAGACAAGAAGCGTATGCTTCAAGATGCCAAAGATGAAAAAGACCGTCAAGCCATCAAAGGCATGGGTTATGCCAAGGGTGGTAGCGTGGGTAGTGCATCTAAACGTGCTGATGGTTGTGCCCAGCGTGGCAAGACCAAAGGCAAGATGGTGTAAACCTTGATGGCTAGTCGCGGCATGGGTGCAATTAACCCAGCCAAAATTCCCAAGCCTGTACGCAAAAAGCGTAGGGATGACACATCATTCCTGCAATATGCTGAAGGCGGTAAGGTTAACGAAGCGGGAAATTACACCAAGCCAGAGTTGCGTAAGCGAATTGTGAGCCAAGTCAAGGCGGCAGCAACGCAAGGCACTGGGGCTGGGCAGTGGTCGGGCAGAAAAGCACAGCTTGTGGCTAAGAAGTACAAAGCCGCTGGCGGCGGGTATAGAGACTGAAATGAAAGCTCCTCAGCAATCGCTCAAGGACTGGGGTGACCAGAAATGGCGCACTAAGTCCGGTAAACCATCTTCCAAGACGGGTGAGCGGTATCTGCCTGAGAATGCCATCAAGGCTCTTACTCCCGCCGAGTATGCGGCTACAACCCGTGCCAAAAGGGCTGGCAAGAAGGCTGGAAAACAGTTTGTATCTCAGCCTAAAAACATTGCCAAAAAAACAGCGGGGTACAGATAAATGGCAACCACTGGCTCAACAGCATTTGACCTAGACTTTGCAGAGCTTGCCGAGGAAGCGTGGGAACGTGCTGGCCGGGAGATGCGTACAGGTTACGACCTGAGGACAGCCCGCCGGTCAATGAACCTGATGACCATCGAGTGGCAGAACCGTGGCATCAACATGTGGACCATTGACCAGGGTGCTTTTAACCTGACTCAAGGGCTAAGCACTTATGCCCTGCCATTGGACACCATTGACCTGATGGAGCATGTAATCCGTACTGGCAGTAATGTTGCGTCTACGCAAGCAGATCTGACCATTACACGGATTAGTGTTTCTACTTACGCTACCATTCCAAACAAAATTCAACAGGACCGTCCTATACAGGTTTGGATTCAGCGTTTGTCAGGAGAAGTAGCTCCAGCAAACGCTACTTTGAATGGAACAATCAACTCAACAACAACAACGATTGTTTTAAGTTCTGTTTCTAGTTTGCCGTCGAGTGGGTTCATTCGCATCGACAGCGAAGACATTTACTACGGCTATATCACTGGAAACACCTTGGGTGGTGTGTTCAGGGCGCAAAATGGTACAACAGCAACCAGCCATACCACTGGGGCTGTCGTTTACAACCCTAATCTGCCATGTGTCACTGTCTGGCCTGTGCCGGACGGTGTTCAGACCTACACATTTGCATACTGGCGGATGCGCCGGGTGCAGGATGCCGGAAGCGGTATTCAGACTGGCGACATGAACTTCAGGTTCCTACCGGCCTGCGCGGCAGGACTAGCCTACTACATTGCCATGAAGGTTCCAGAACTGATGCCCAGGATGGAAATGCTCAAGGGTGCCTATGATGAGCAATTCAATCTGGCTGCTGGCGAGGATCGTGAGAAAGCTGCTGTGCGGTTTGTCCCAAGGCAGACTTTCATTGGTGGGGCTAGTTCGTAATGGGGAATAGGTTTGCTGCCGGTAAAAAAGCGGTTGCAATGTGTGACCGCTGCGGGCAGAGGTTTAAACTCAAAACCCTGAAAGAAGAGGTCATCAAAACCAAGCGTTTCAACCTGTTGGTTTGTGAGGAGTGCTGGGATCCAGATCACCCACAGCTACAGCTTGGAATGTACCCTGTGGATGATCCGCAGGCCCTGAGGAATCCAAGGAACGATACCACCTACTATCAGGCAGGTTTAAACGCCACAGGGAATCCAACGGATGGCTCTAGGATGATTCAGTGGGGGTGGAACCCTGTTGGCGGGGCCAGTGCAGATGATGCAGGACTGACGCCAAACTATTTGGTGTTGACCGTACAGATTGGTACGGTGACAATTGCGACAACGTAAGGAGTTAATCATGGATGCAAAGAAAGCAGTTCACAAACACGAAGCTCATATGCACCCTGGTCAGAAAATGACCAAGTTTGCAAAGGGTGGCAAGACCAACATGCAGATGAAAGAACTTGGTCGTGGTTTGGCTAAGGTGGCAAACCAGAAGAAAACCGTTCGGTCTGTCCGCAAAGCAGGGATCTAATCATGGCCTTCAGCAAAAAACTCATGGGTAAAGAAGTTGGTGATGCCAGCGTCTATGCTATTCCTCACACGATGGACGGCAAAAAGGGCGTGGACCTGAAGAACTCTGGTTACCAGGGTGGCACCCCCAACACTCCCAACAACGTGCGTATGTCGGTTGGTAACTTGACTCGGGATAAGTATCCTGAGCCTAAGACAACTGGCATCAAAGTTCGCGGCACTGGCGCTGCAACGAAGGGCCTCATGGCCCGTGGCCCAATGGCGTGAGGTTTAAATGAACTACTCTGAGCTTGTCACTGCGGTTCAAGATTACTGTGAGAACACCTTTCTCACGGCAGATATGAACTCGATGATCCGCACAGCAGAGCAGAACATTTACAACACGGTTCAACTGGCAAGTCTTCGAAAGAACATGACGGGAACCCTTTCCGCAAACAATAAGTATTTGTCTGCGCCTGGGGATTTTATTTCTGTTTATTCTCTAGCAGTTATAAAGGCTAACGGAGAGTATCTGTATTTGTTGAACAAGGATGTTAACTTCATTCGTGAAGCATATCCTGGCCCAACATCTACAGGTCTTCCAAAGCATTACGCCATATTTGGCCCAACGTACAGTGATTCAAATGAGCTATCTTTTATTCTTGGTCCAACGCCGGACCAGCCATATGGGGTAGAGCTTCATTTCTATTACCTTCCAGACTCAATTGTTCAGTCTGCAATCTATACAACCACAATAGCTTCTGGTGGATCTGGTTACATTAATGGTACATACTTCAATGTTCCATTGACCGGGGGCAGTGGATCGACGGCAACAGCAAATATTGTTGTTTCTGGTGGAGCAGTCACATCCGTAACCATCTCAAACAGAGGTTGTTTTTACGCTGTAAACAACTCTTTAGGTGCCAGTAATGCTAATCTTGGTGGCACTGGCGGTGGTTTTGTTTTGACGGTAACCGGCGTTACCAACTCCACTGGTACAACTTGGCTTGGTGATAACTTTGACACCGCCCTATTCAATGGAACTATGGTTGAAGCCATCCGGTTCATGA